TTATTCCTTTGATTGGTTTCTTAATAAACCCCATTATAACTCCTTAATGTACATGTTACCACACCATTTCATATTTTTCATTTCAAAATATTTACTGGCACGTTCAACATATTCTTCATCCACATTGTAATCATTGTCAAACAGAAACACACCGCTCATCAACAATTCAACGTCTTTGTCTCTTAAAAATTCTTCTATTTGGTCAAAAAATTTATGACTGCTAATTTTTTGTCTGTAGTCTGGATGTATAAAAAACATTTCTATGTTGGCAATTCTTACTCTATTCCATGTTAGTTCTGATAGACTGACCACACTGTAACCTATCACTTTGTCGTCTCTGATGTACAACAGTATGTTGCTCTGTTCTTCTATCAGTCTTTGTTTGGTTAATTCAATTGCTGTCTCAATATCAAAACTTAACTTGCCTGACACGTTGGCCTCTTCTGCGTGTACACGATATAATTCTTGTAATTGATTGAAATGTGAGATGTTTGCTTGTTTTAACATTATTTTATACCCCATTTTATTTCTGCCAATGCTTCGTGTGAAAACTCCATGCTGGCATCATTTGGATGTTCTCTTTGAAAATTGTTTTGATTGGTTCTGCGTCCATTCTTTCTGTTGAAGTTCACAAACTGTGAACTGACCTGTAGTTGTATGTCTGCTGTGGTTTGATTGTTGGTCACTGAGTAACCTGCCACTTTGCCTTTGAACAACAGGAATGCATTTTCACCTGCTGAATCACCCAACAGCACATTGGTGTTGGGATCAATAAATCCTCTGTAGATGCTGACTGTTTGATTGATAATTTCTGATGTGGCAAAAGTCTGCACGTTGCTGAGTGTTAAGGCGTTAATTGCTATGTTGACAGAACTGATTTGTACAGCACTGTTCAATTGTGTTTCACTGATAGAAATAAATTCACCCTGTGCAGAATATGTGTTGCCTGCGTAATCTAAATCATAAGGATTGTTGGTGTATCTCACAGTTTCTGAAACACCACCACTGTCTGGTATATCTATCTCCAACAACAACACACTGGTAAATGTGTTGCCTGCAAGATATGTGTTTAATGGATCTGAAAAACCACGAGGCATTAGATTACCTCCTCAACATCCATCCTATAATTCACAGTGCCATCTACATTGTATTGATATTCTTGTAGATCACTGCTCATAATCACTTTGAATGGCACATTGTCGTATGCTACTGTTTCACTGTTGTTGACTTGTAGAACCAATGCTGGTTCAAAAGAAATGGCAAACCCCGCAGAGTCCAACACAGCATCTTCTGTCACCATGTACACTTTGCTGTGTCCTGAAAACTTGATCACATCACCCATCTTGAGTGCTGTGGCGTTGATGTTGCCTTGATCTGTTGTGACTTCCACCTGTGATGAACCTTGTCCATAGTTGCCTGAAACTGTAAGGGTGCCCACTGTATCAGTTGCTGTTCTAAAACTTATTTCTGGTATCTCTATGGTAAAATCATTCACACTGGTTTTTGCTTTGGCGATAAAACCTTGTATCTGTTTGAAATCTGCCACAGTTAAACTGACCAACTCCAGTGTGCCTTTCCACAGTGTGGTTGCTGATGTTGATCTGATGATTCTGCCTGATGCAGTTTTTGTGATTGCCACTTCATTCTGTTGTTTGAAGTTGACTGCTCTAAATTGTATTGGTGTTGCATTTGATAAAATGCTTGAACTACCGTTAAATGCTCCGATGCTTGCCATTATGCTGTGATCCCTTCTCTTCCTTGTCTGTTCATTGCTTCATTGATTACACCAACAATGGTGCTTCTTCTTTCCAATAATAATTCATCAAAACCTGTGGCATCCACAGTTTCAATGTTGAAGTTCACTGTGACTGCACGACCACCCATTTGATTGTTGGGCATAATTCTACCACCTGCATTAGGCACAAACATTTCTGGTCCTGCTTCCCCTACCAAGTATGGTTGTCCTCTAGAAACTGGCCCACCTTTTTCTCTTGGACCTGTGTATTGAGTTGATTTAATTTTTGCCACTTGTACTGCACCTGTTGCCGCAATCAATGCCGCCATCAAAAAGTTACCCGCACTTAATGCTTTCATAACACCTTGTGCTGTGTGCATTATACTATCTGCTATTGCTAGTGCTTTTGATATTCTAAATGCTTTTTCATTCACTTGAGCTAATTCATTTATTAACTCTCTACCCAATGCTATTGTTAACCCTTTTTTATCTTTACCAAATGCTTTTTCAATATCTATTTCTTGTGCTTTGCCTGATTTAATTAAATTAATGGCATCTTTTCTTTCTTTTTCATTTCGTGCTTCTCTTTCCAACTGTGCTTTTCTTTCCAACACAGCAACAGCATGATGATATTCTTCCAAAGTGATTAAATTTTTATCCAGTGCGTCTTGTAATTTTTGACTTTCTTTTACGTAGGATGCTCCAAATGTATCCTCAAACACTCCTCCCACAGACTTGGCCACACTGGTCAAACCTTCCATGGTTTTTTCTAATTCTTTTTGCAGTTTGTCTTGATCGATTTTTGGTGTTATGGTGATTGGGTCATCATTCAATGCTCCTTCAGTGTCTTTTTTTAATTTTGCAATTTGTGCTTCTAGATCTGATCTGTCTTTGTCAGACACAAATTTGAAAGGACCACCATCTTCAAACGCTTCTTGAAATGCTGATTTCATTTTGCCACCGAAATCTTCAAAAGCGTCTCTTGGATCTTTTAATTGTAAAGCATTGGTGATTGACTCAAATAATATTTTACCAAATTCAATTGCCACATTGCCCAGACCTTGAAATGCGTTGATGAATCCATTGGCAAATCTTTCCAATGCATACAATAATTTTACACCTAAAGCACCTTCCAATTCTAATAAAGGTTTTAACAGTGTGTACACTCCTGTCACAGCAATGGCCACTGCTGAAGCAAACAACAATAACGGATTACGCATCATCACAAGATTCAATTTGGTCATGGCAATTCTTAAACCACTAATTCCACGTGTGAAAGCAACAACTTTGCCCACAGCAAGAGCGGCACCAAATGATATTGCAAATGTAACTGCTGTTTCAATATTTTTACCAACGAACAGTATAGCGTTGGCAAGACCTTGTAGTACTGGTGATGATGATCTGCCCAATGCAATGAAATTATTCTGTAACACAGTCAATGCTTGACCAATTGTGGCAGATGTTTTGCCAAATTGTTCATCAACATCTTTACTGCTTTTTAACAATGCATTGATCAACACATCTGCAGTCAATTTACCGTCTGCGGCAAGTGCTCTGATCTCACCTCTTGCCTTGCCTGTTTCTTTGGCAAGTATGTCTAGAATTAAAGGAGCGGCCTCAACCACTGAATTGAATTCATCGCCTCTGAATGCACCCGATGCCAGTGCTTGACCAAACTGTCTAATCGCACCTGCGGCAGTGCCTGCATCTGCTCCAGATATAGCAAGTGTCTTGGCAAATGTTTCTGTGATACGTGATGTGGTTGCTTGACTGATGCCTAAATCTTTAGTGGAAAGTGCAATTTTAGAATATAAATCAACCACACCTTCCAAATCTCCTCTGGATCTATTGGCAACTGCTTGAAGGTTACTGAATGTGTCATTAAGATTTTGTTGACTTGTGGTAACCAACTTCAATCTGTTGTTAACATTCTGAATGGTGTTGGCGTAATTGAATAGAGCTCGCACAGAAAATGCCGCCGCCGCAAGTTTGGCAAGACTGCCAAGACTCTTGTTCAGACCATCAACATTTTGTTTGGCCCTATTTAATGCGGCGCCAGTTTTATCAACGACGACCAGTTCTAGACGTATGTTTTCCGCCATGGTTCATTGCCTTCCTGTTTTCGTCATGCTCCATTTTAAAATAAGCACTCCATAAACGGAGTTCAAGGACACTCAACTGCATGACTTCTTCTAAAGATTTGCCCAATTGCTTTGCTATGTGCATCAATAGAAATAGTTCAGTATCCTCTTTTAGTTTTTTTCCACGTCCTCCTGTTTGTATTCGGTTGTGGCATTATTTAAAACACTTGCTACTCTAATTAAAATCTGCGGATCTGCTTCATTCATCAGTGTAACTTTGTCAAATTTATGAAACATAGGTTTGCCATCCGGTGTCAATGCTTTATTGATAATGGATTCAACCAATGCTTCCACTGTTTTTCCTTGTCCTTGTAGATCAATTATTTTTGATTCCACAGCAAAAGAATAAACAGATTTATAATAGATATCTGTTTTCCATTCAGGCACAGATATCTTTAAAAGTTCGCCATTCAATTTAGATTTGAAATGACCTTTAATGTTTTCTACGACTTGTGTCATTAGATTCTTCCTTTTCTTTTAAATGCCTCGATGGTAGGCCTTATTATACCACGTGGCCGTTGTTTACTGCGCCCTCGTTCTAGCAGACCAATATAAGGCACTCTGTTGGTGATTCTATGTTCTCTTTCAACAAAATTACCTGCTGAAGGATTACTAGATTTTTTCAATCGCCAACCTCGTCTTGCTCTGCCTTTATCAATTGGCGTGTGTATTTTCGCCTCTTGAAAAATTGTTTGTGCGATGCGATCAGACACTTTGCCAATTTCTCTTTTGACTTGTGCCATGACCGCATCAAGATTTGAGATTTTACCTCTAATCATTGTGTTAGATTGCTGTCTCGTGTAGTATGCCCGATCCTTGAAATGCAACCGTTACGGTCACTAAATCATCGAAACTTGCTGTTCTACTCACAGACGTTACAATCACCTTGCCTTCGTATTTTACTCCTGTTGATTCTGCTGGATAAAATTCCACGAATAAATCTGCGTCATTTGCAGGATCAAATACTGATATATTTGTTTGTGCTGTGTCAAACATACATTCCATTGTGCCTGTGAATTGTGTTAAACCAGATAGGTAGGTTCTTGCACCATCACCCATTGCTGTGTCTTCAATCACATCTTTTGTATGCTCAACAGTCCAAGATCTAACTTCTGCTACTGGGGTTCCCGCTCCAGCAGAGTCAGTTCCAAACTTAACCGCACCGTTTTCACCTGTCAGTGTTGCCATCTTTGTTCTCCTCTGTTGTTAGTTGTTGAATGTCCCAAGCAACGTCTTCTAAATCGTCGATTGGGTCCTTATGGTTGACTTCTGCTTCCGCTTTGATTTCAACCTTTGGCAGAAGTTTTCTTTTAGATGCTTTGCGTGATGTTGTGGATTTGTTTGGTTCCGCAACACTCCATCCTGCTTCTAAAAATCTGTTCAGTCGATCTGTCTGCACTTCATGTGTTTCAGATCCTCTGTAAATTTTTGTGTATTTCATTACACTGCTCCTTTCGTAAATGAATATCTCACATCCGCTGTGATTAAAAATTCTCCCAGTGGAGGTGTTCTATCCAATATTTCTATGGTTCTTACTCTTGTGGTAGATGCCTGTGCGGCATTGAGTTCTCTTGTTCTATCAGAGTTCAGTGTTTCTTCAATGCGTTCAATCAATTCATTGCGTTTTTGATCCACCGTGATGATCTGTGCTGTTCTACCATCTGCTCTCACAAAACCTCTGATCTGTATTTCTATCACTCCGCGTCTGCCACCACCCATCACATTGTCTTCTCTGGTCTCATTACCAGTTGTGATTAGTAGTGCAGGAAATTGTGTGATTGCTAATTTTTCTATGTCAAATGGTTCTCGTGTCACTAGAGTGGGTCTTGGAGGAGTCATATCCTTCAACACAGTTTCAATATTTTTTGCGATGTCTTCTCTATTGCTCATTCACTACCTTTTTAGACGAAGGAAGTGTGCAGGTTCTCTTTCAGCATCATCCACATTGCCTGATGAATCCATATCATATTCCACTCCATCTCTCAACACAAGATCCATTTCTCTTTCGTATTCTTTTCTGTAAAAATCCATCTTTCTTTCAAAGATGTCTTGGTCTGCGTCAAATTTTGCTAATTTTGGATACACATGAAAACCCAAACACTGATACACTGCCGCTCTGGTGAGCTGACTTGCTGTGTACATGTCTTCATCTGGTTCTATCTGTCCTGTGGATAGATATTTGATATCATACAAACCAATCTGTTGTGTGGGCCACCAACGGATCCTGAGGTCTCTAAACACATCATTTTGTGCTTTGGTGATTTCTTCATCAAAATCGGGTATACCGTAGTTGAGAATGTCTGGTTCGTAATCTTGGATGTCTGCTATTGTTAATAACGTAATTGCCATAAAGGGGTACTTCCTCTTGTTAATATAATTGGTCAAGTTCTGCTTGACTTCATTTATTTAGCGAGATTGTGTGGATAAAAAGAAAGAGCGACAATTTCTTGCCGCTCTTTCCATTATGCGTTTAGAAGAAACTTATTTATTGACAGGTTAATCAAATTATGTTATGTTATACTATGAATAAATGTATTGAATCATTTAGAACACCTAGTCAACAATATCCTAAAATTATGTATAAAGGTAAAACTAGAGCACAACACAGAGTTTTATATGAATCGTATCACGGCACTATTCCAAAACATATGGTTATACGCCATTTGTGTCATAATCCTAGATGTATCAATATAAAACATCTTGCTATTGGTACACAATATGATAATATGCAAGATAGTGTTCAAGATAATAGAACTTTAAAAGGTACAAAAAATCATCAAAATAAATTGACAAAAAAACAGGCATATACAATAAAATATGGCAATGAAAATAGAACAAAACTTGCCAAAAAATTTAAAGTTAGTGTTTATGCTATTGATAGAATTCGTAAAGGTGTAAATTGGAAATGGTTATAAAATGAAAGGGCCCGAAGGCCCTTTCAATGTTAAGTTTGTTGAGTTTAACTTATATTTTATAAGTTAGCGTCACCAATTAATGCTACTCCGTATTGGTCGAACAATTCGGAAACCCCGTAGGCCCATGAACCCACTATCTCGTCTGCTCTTAAAGAAGCATCTCTTTGGTTCTCAATTCTGAACTCACGTTTTACCATTACGCCCAATGCGTCTTGATGGAAAGCACCGCCTACGAATGCGCCTGCTGAGTCACCAGTTACTGTGTTTGATTCAATAATCACTAAATTAGCAATTCTTCCTACAAAACCAGTTCTGATTGCCTCGTTGGCAACATCACTAACATTACCAGAAGCACCAAAAGTGTTTGATAAACTTTTCTTGATCTGGAATGCT